CCCAAGTGACGAATACTTGTACTCATTCAAGCCATGCTTCATTGAATCGTTTTCGCTTGATTACACACCTTCACAGGTACCTGCATTCTATAGAAGAAGCAGTGCACCAGTTGAGGTTGTGATGACGATGAATTTGATTGAGAATGAAATATGGACAGCTGGGGATTTTGGACAAGAGGGTAAACCTGTTCCTAACGAAGTCCCATTTAATCCTTCTGAAATAGTTAACGATCCAATGAACCCTGGTGCAACTGGTGCTGCACGCACAGGAGGCACATGATGAGCAATCTTTATTTTGACAAGTTTCCTATCATACAACACGGTGCATTTATTGCAAAAAACATTGTTGCTAAGCTTTCTTTGGTTGACTCAGTCAAGCAAAACACAACAATCTTTTTTCCATACACAATCAAAGAAGGTGAAAGAGCCGACAACATTGCTTCAATTTACTACGATGATCCCGAGCTCTACTGGCTGATATATCTTGTCAACGACATTGTGGATCCATACCATGATTGGCCAAAAGATCAAAATACGCTTGACAGCTTCATTGCAGAGAAGTATAATAGCGTTGCAGAAGCGCAAGAAAGGATCTTAAAGTACACTGTCAATTGGTATGGAGATGACAGGGAGATTTCCACAGCTGCTTATGAAGCACTGTCATCAGAGTTGAAGAAGTACTGGTCCCCAAACATATCTCCAGCTAACGCTGTCTTGTCGTATAGAAGAAAGGCACTTGATTGGGAACTGTCTACAAATCAGGTCTGGGAGTTGACTGTCTTAGACAACTCTTCATTTGAAGTAGGTGAGAGAGTCTACACCGATGATGGCGAAGCAACGATTGCAAACAAGCATTCTTCAACCATTCTCTCCGTACAACACATCACTGGAACATTTATGACAGGCACATTGAGGTCAAAAACAACTTCAGCTTCAACCTCTTTATTGTCATCCAATCAAGTGTATGTTGGGATTTCGGCGTTGGAACAGAGCTACTGGTCTCCTCTCTATGCATACGAATACGAGCTCAAGCTCAATGAAAGAAAGAGAAACATCCGAATCATGAGCAGGGATTTTGTTGATCAAGTAATCAAAGAAATGACAGATTTGTTGAAATGACAATGGTTTTCCCCTCACCAGGTGAGGTCCAGATCAAGAAGCTCGACATCATTGCTTCATCTGGCAAAAGGCTTTCAATCACCGCTCAACTTCGCTCCTTGACAATCTATGAATCGGTTGACAAGCCGTTTATTCAATGTGACATTGTGATACTTGATTCAGTTGGTCTTATAGAGGCACTTCCTATTGTTGGAGAAGAATCAATTGAGCTCTCGTTTCAAACCCAAGGCGTTAACATCCCAACCAACCTCAAATTCAAGGTGTTTCAGCTTGGGGGAATCAGTACTGGCACACAAAACAAGACACAAGCATATACACTGAGATGTGTCAGCGACGAACGGATGATGAACAACGTTAACGTTGTTCAAAAGGGTTACAACGAGTCGATAGAAAACATTGTCAGAGACATTGTTAGAAACTATCTTGAATCAAACAAGAACTTTTTTTCAGAAACAACTAAGGGTGTTCAAAACCTTGTGATTCCTTATTTGCCTCCAATGGAAGCAGCAGATTTTGTCAGAAAAAGAGCTGTGTCAACAAAGTATCCCACATCAAACTTCTTGTTTTTTGAAAACAAGAATGGTTTCTATTTCCGCACGTTTGAAAGTTTAGTTGAAGAAAACGCATCTCAAATTGGCAACAAAGTGTTTTCATACAGTCCCACGATTAACACGACTCAATTCACTGGAAAAGAGTTTAGGAACATCCTTGCCATTCACAATTCTACGCGCTTTGATTCAAACGACAAGTTGCAGTCTGGATCAATCTACAATGTCGTCAGATCGTTCGATTTGATCACTAAATCCGTGTCTAACACGTCATTCAAATACACAGAGAATGGTAGTTTGTTTCTTGGAACAGATGAGAATGGAAGACAAACAACGTCTCAGTTGTTTGCTGAAAAGTATGGTTCAAGAACTCCCGAGATTTACATGGTTCCAAAAGACAGCTCAAAGCCAGAAACATACATTGCCGACACAATTGGAATCAACCTTGCCTACAAGAACTTTCTAAAGCAAAACAGAGTGTCAGTCATGATCTATGGCGATTCTGCTTTGAAGGTTGGTGATATTATTACCTGCAACCTTCCAGAAATTGTTGGCACAACTGGAAGAAGTGGTGAGAGCAAGATGGTTTCAGGCAACTACTTCATCACGTCATTGAACCATCATATTACAATTGAGCAGAAGTTTATTCATAGGATGAACGTAGAGATGATCAAGGGCAACTACTAATGACAACGACATATTTTGGTGATCAAGGTTTTAGGTGGTTCTTTGGAACAGTTGAGGACAGGGATGATCCTTTAAAGCTAGGACGAGTCCGTGTTAGGGTCTATGGAATACATCCACCAGATGCAAACCTTGTTGCAACCGATAATCTTCCCTGGGCTCAAGTAATTCAGCCTGTCACCAGTGCAGCCAGCAACAAGGTAGGTTCTTCTCCAACGGGAATAGCTGTTGGTTCAACGGTGATGGGTTTCTTTGCTGACGGAAACGAGTGTCAGCTTCCTATTGTGATGGGAACACTTGCAGGAATCCCTGACAATGACACAAACAAGCATGATGTTTCACCTCTGGCACGTGAAATCAACTCTCTCAACAAAGAAATCACTTCTGGTGAGCCAGAATCTGCATATCAAGCTAAGTATCCTTACAACAAGGTGACTGAATCAGAGTCTGGCCATGTTGTTGAGATTGACGACACGCCAAACGCTGAAAGACTTCATGTTTATCACAAGAGCGGCTCTTATGTCGAAATAAATAGCGAAGGTAGAAGGGTAGACAAGATAGTAGGGGATGGGTACGAGATCGTATTGCTAAACAAAACGATGTACATCAAAGGCAACTTAAACATCAACGTAGACAACACGACGAACATCACTACAAATGACTACAATCTAACAGTGAATGGCACAGCAAAACTAAAGTTCAACGGAGACTACAAGGTTCACTACGGCGCCGACAAGTACGAAAGACACGAACAAGGAACAGACTATTCGTGCCCATCCGACCCGCCTAGAGCATCAGACACAAGCTGCGAGGACATCTGAAAGTGGCAGTAGAATTAGCGGACAAATACACTCCCCTTGCAGCAAGAAGAGTGGCATACAGGGATTTCTCTGAAACGTTTGCAACACATCCCGATACTGGTGATTTGATTGTCAGAATAGACGAGAGCTCTGTGTCCAAATCAATCAGGAACCTAATCAGCACAAACAGAGGCGAACGTTTGTTCAACCAAACGCTTGGCAGTGATGTCAATCGCCTGTTATTTGAGCCAATGACACCTCAAACAGAAGTTGTTCTCTCTGAGTTCATTCAAAAGACAATTGAAAACTACGAACCTAGAGTTTCTCTGAATCAAATAACAGTTGTTGGGGATCACGATCTAAACACTTACACAGTTTCAATTGTCTACAACCTGCTAAATAAGGCAGAGCCAGTCCAGCTTAATGTCATCCTCAACAGAGTACGATAATGGCAAACACATCCCTCAATCTCGTCGATCTAGATTTTACAACTCTTAAGAATAGCCTAAAAAACCATCTAAAGAGTCAGTCCATCTTTCAAGACTTTGATTTTGAGGGATCAAACATCAACGTGCTTCTGGATCTGTTGACTTACAACACCCAGATGAATGCGTTCTATCTCAACATGGTTGCAAGCGAAATGTTTCTCGACAGTGCTCAACTGAGAGACAGCATTGTTTCACACTGCAAGGAGCTGAATTACGTGCCAAGATCGTTTAGATCTGCAGAAGCTCAAATTGACTTGAGAATCACAACCACTTCCAACACTATTCAGGCTGTTACTATTCCAAAGGGAACATCATTCTCTACTAAGATTGGCAGCAACAACTTTACCTTCACAACAAATGAATCTATCATTGTTTCGAATGGTGTTGCAAACTCAACTGCTGTTGTATTTGTGGCCAACTCTGTTCCAATCTATGAAGGAGCACTTGTTTATGACACATTCGTCATGGATTATGCCAATTCAGCTCAGAGATATGTTCTTGGAACACAGACTGTAGACACAAGAAGCCTAGTTGTCACTGTTCTTGAGAACAGTGGTGCAAACACACTGACATACATCCAGTCGCCTTCATTGTTTGGTGTTAACGCTACATCACAGGTGTTCTTTGTCCAGGGCGCAGAAGATTCCAAGTACGAAATCGTCTTTGGTGACAACACTTTTGGAAGAAAGCCAGCTGACAACTCAACTATTATTGCCGAGTATAGGGTTTCTAGTGGTGAGCTCCCAAATGGTGCAGCGAAATTCACTTCAGATGGTTCTATCGACGGTCACTCTAACGTGGCTGTTTCGGTCGTTGTCAATTCAGATGGTTCACTTGCCTCGGCATCTGGAGGAGCAATCAACGAATCGTTGTCATCAATCAAGTTCAATGCTCCAAGATATTTTGCATCTCAGGAACGTGCAATCACACCAGAAGATTATGAGACTCTGCTGACCTCAAATTTCCCAGAGATCGAAGCAATCTCAGTCTATGGTGGCGAGGATCACGATCCCCCTCAGTATGGAAAGGTGTTCATCTCTGTAGACGTTTCTAATGCAGATGGCGTTCCAGAGTCGAAGAAATCAGAGTATCTTAGCTTCATCTCAACAAGAACAGCACTGTCCATTGACCCTGTGTTCATTGATCCAGAATTCATGTACGTCAAGGTTGATACAGAGGTCGATTACAACATCAGGCTGACATCGAAGACAGCAAGCGATGTCCAAGCACTCGTTGCACAGAAGATCAGGGATTTCAGCACAACCAACCTCAATGATTTCAAGACCACGCTGAGATACAGCAAGCTCGTTGAGTCAATTGACAGTGCAGACACAAGCATTGTTGGCAACCAGACGGATCTGAAGGCAATCATCAAATACAGCCCTGAGCTGAATCAGACCACGAGATTCTCTTTGATGTTCAACCTTCCAATCATCGACACTCTGCCTCCTGCTTCTGAGCAGCACTCCATCACATCACAGAGAGCCATCACGTCTTCTAACTTCACGTTTGACGATGCACTGTGCGTGTTTGAGGATGATGCACAAGGAAACATCTACATTTCCACGGTTTCAGGAACAAACCTGACCAGGCTGAAGAGCGTTGGAACAATCGACTACGAGACAGGTTTCCTCACTGTCAGCGATGTTACAATCACTGACTACGTTGGGGATGGAATCAAGTTCTATGCAATTCCAAGAGACAAGAACATCTTCTCAACCAGAAACGTCATCTTGAAGATCAACGATGAGGATGTGACAATCTCTGTCAATCCTGTAAGAGAATAGAATGAAGTCTATTGAGACAAGCATCAAGTCCCTAATTGCTGCACAGTTCCCTGGCTTTTACAGGGAAGAAGGACCTCTGTTTGTCAAGTTTGTCGAGGAATACATCCAGTGGATGCAGTCGACAAACAATCCACTGTTTTACTCAAGAAGACTGCTTCAGTATCGTGACATCGATCAGACAGTCGATGAATTCATCTCCCACTTCAAGGAGAAGTATCTTTCTGGAATCAACTTTGACACAACGACAAACAAGAGATTCCTTGTAAAGCACATCCAGGACATCTATCGTTCAAGAGGCAGTGAACAATCGATTGATCTGCTGTTCAGGCTCGTGTTCAATGAGAAGCCAAACTTCTACTACCCAGGAAGAGACGTCCTCAAGCCTTCTGATGGCAGATGGTACATTCCAAAGTATCTTGAGCTGACTCCACTTGACACAAACTCTGCTCTTCAGTCTAAGCAAATCAAAGGTCTTTCATCTGGTGCAACGGCATTTGTAGAAAAGATCGTCAGACGAAGATTCAACGGTCGATACATTGACATTGCATACCTTTCAGACGTCAATGGCAACTTTGACTACAATGAAATCGTCTCGACATCAAACTCTGTTGTCAATGCGCCAAAGGTGACAGGAAGTCTGACATCAATCGACATTGTCACTGCTGGTCAAGATTTCGTTGTTGGAGATGAGGTTGACTTTGTTTCCAACACGCAGGAAGGATACACCGGAGCCCAGGGCAAGGGAATCGTAACAAATGTCGATACACAAACAGGGATTGTCAACTTCCAGATTCTAGACGGTGGCTGGGGATTTACAACAAGCGTCAGCAACACTAGCACGACAACAACTGTTGCTCAGAAAACGATCAACTTCAACAACCTGACGAATTCAAACTCAGCAATCACGTCGTTTTCTCTCTATGAAACTGTCAAACAGCCTCAGGGAAATCTGGCTTTCAACACAGCAAATGGAACGTTTGCAAACGGCGATGTCATTGAAACGTACTATGCAAACAATATTCTAAAAGCAAATGCAGTTGTCCTGTCTGCTTCTGCAAACTCGACATCAGGAACGTTGCTTGTCCAGAAGGTGTTTGGCAACGTTGAGACAGGATCTACAGCAAATGCCACAGCTTCACCTGTCCTTGCCACAGGTGCAATCAGAAAGCAGGGCAACTCTATCACAGGTCTGCTGACGTCGACAACCGATCAGACAGTCACGGCAAACCTGTTTGCGCAGAACACGACGTTTGTTGGCGTTGTCAATGTAACATCTGGCAAGGCGTTCAGCAACGGACCTGGCAACTTCTTCTATGGCCTCACGTCAAACACATATGCAAACATCGTCTACATCGGAACAGGCTCTGCTGCAGACTTTGAGGTTGGTTCTACAACACTGAACGAAACAGTGACAGTGTGGCCAGACTTGCTCAGATCAAATAACAGCGGAAACGTTGCTTTCATGGATCTCAAGGTCAGTGGAGCAGGGTCAAACGTTGGTTCCAAGGACATCAAGAGAATCCTTGTCTATGCAGGTGGCACAGGATACAACAATGCAGACACCGTTTCAACCACAGGTGGTGGTGGTTCTGGTGCAACTGGATCAATAACAACCAATGCCACCGGAGGCATTGTCTCTGTTACTGTGACTAACGGAGGCAGCAACTATACAGGCAATCCTACGCTTGTTATCACAACAACTGGTGGTTCTGGTGCAAACATTGTTCCGTTCTTTGCATATGGATTTGTCAAGTATCCTGCAGGGCACGCAAACACAATTATATTCGATCTATTCAGAACTTCATCTTTAACAATTGGAGAGATTAATACTCTGACGGGCATTAATCCAGGTTCTGAATACAACGTTGATCCGTTTGTTGAGGTCAAGACACCTGACATTGCAGGTTATGAGAAGAAGGATTATGTCATAACAATATCTACACCTTCTATTCCATTCCTAGAAGGTGAGACAGTGGAGCAGACAATTTCTACTGCAACAAAGGTGATCTCGTTCAACACGTTTGCAAACGGCACAGCAGCAAACGGCACTACCACAACAATTTTTGAGGCAGGTGAGCAGATTTTCCAGACAGTGAGCGGAACTGAGGTTGCAAACGGGATTGTAGTATCTTCTGCTCTCGACACATTAACAACTGGCTCTGTTGAGATCAAAGACATTGTTGGCACGTTTGTGAACACCTCACCGAACATCCTGAAAGGAAGATCATCCAACGTAACCGCAAACTCTGCAACAGTCACAACAGACACTTTGGACACGCTTGCAAAAGGGATTGTTCAAACAGGATCAAACTCTTCTGTCCTATATCTCAAGAGAATCTCTTTTGGCACAGATTTCCTTCAAACAGCAAGCTATGTTGTTGGCAAAACATCGGGTGCATGCTCATCCGTTCTTACGGTTGGCGAAAATTCAAACTCAAGACCAATTGGATTCAACGCCAACATCACCGCAAATGCAAGTATTGCAAATGGTGTCCTTGCAGAGATTTCCGTCTTGGATTCTGGGTTTGGGTACTCAAACAGCGAGATTGTTACGATTTCCAAGTCGGGAAATCCATATGTTGGAACAGGCAAAGTCACATTGAATAGACAGGGAACTGGCGAAGGATACTATAAAGACAACAAGGGATTCCTTGACGACAAGATTTACATTCATGATGGCGAGTACTACCAGGACTACTCATATGAGATTCAGAGCAAGCTTGCGTTTGAGAAGTATTCAGACATGCTGAAGA